CGAGAGTAACTTCCAAGCTAATTTATTACTTGATAATGCATCTCCAGAGGAACTAATTGAAGAATTTGGGATAGAGGGGTATGCCGCTCTTCTTCATGCTGCGGGCCGTTCTCAAAAAGAAGGTGCGGACCCAAATCGTTCAAGTTATGTATATTTTAATTTACTGGGGAACCCTGAAACAAAAGGAAAATTATTTGATTTATATGAAGATTCTGACATGTTTGCCCCTCCTGCAACTGCAGAGGACCATCCTTTGCTTGCTTTAGATGTTTTGAGAGGGAGGAATACCCCTCCAAAGGCGAACCCCGCTGCAGGGCCGTCTCAAGATCTTTTAAATTTTCGACACGCAAAAAAGGTTGCTGACAGGGAATTAAGCAAAAATATTAAGAAGGTGAAACGAGGCGAAATGGATATTGAAGATGTTTTTACTAACATATTTAAATATGCGGGGCCTCAAATGGGAATGGCAAAAGGCGGACCAGTCAAGTCTGGTATCGCAGAATTTATCCAATATATGCAATAAGGGAGTGATATGTTATGATGAAAGCAGATGGTTTTGATAAGGCGATTATAGGGTCCGCTGAAAGGTGCGGTTCTCCTACGATGATTGCTTACGATTGGGATAAATGCGTAGAGATATTGCGCGAAAGAGACGGCATGTCTCTTGATGAAGCGGTAGAATTTATGGATTTTAATGTAACTGGCGCATATGTAGGGGAAGACACCCCTGTTTTCATAAAAGGTATGAGCCCGCGCTGCTCTTGTGAGGTGACAGATGGCTAGACCACCTATTTCTTTGGTCGAAAACCAAAATCCGCAGATTGACCAAGAAGAATTAATGGCGGAAGTCGAGATTGAGGCCCCCGGCACTTTACAGATGCCAGCGGAATCTGGCTTTGACATTGAGATAGAGGAAGATGGCGGGGCTGTAATTGACTTTGACCCGTCGATGGACATGCCTGACACGGGTTTTTACGCTAATTTGGCAGAGGATTTGGACGAGCGCATACTTGGTTCAGTTGCAAGTGAGCTCACAAGTGACTTTGATGCTAACAAAGCAAGCAGACAGGATTGGGAAGATGCTTATGCTAACGGTTTGGAACTCTTGGGATTCAATTATTCAGAGAGGGCCGAACCCTTCAGAGGAGCCTCGGGCGTCACGCATCCTTTGTTGGCTGAAGCGGCGGTTCAGTTCCAAGCTCAAGCGTTCAACGAGCTGCTGCCGCCGGGTGGACCAGTGCGTACTGCTATTGTCGGATCTGCCGATGCCGCAAAATCAGACCAAGCCCAGCGTGTAAAGGACTTTATGAACTTTTACATCACGAATGTGATGGAAGAATACACACCTGAGTTTGATCAGATGCTGTTTTATTTACCTTTAGCGGGTAGTACGTTTAAAAAAGTGTACTATGACGAGGGTATTGACAGGGCAGTAAGTAAATTTATCCCTGCAGAGCACTTAATTGTGCCCTATGAAACCGCTGATTTAGAAACTTGCCCCAATATCACGCATGTCGTGCGTATGAGCCTTAACGAATTGCGTAAAAAGCAGATTGCGGGGTTCTATAGAGACATACCTGTGCTGCCACAGCAGACAGAAGACGACGATTTGGGCACGGAGTTAGACCGAATCACTGGTCTTGAGCCGTCGTCCGTGGACTACGACTGTACTATGCTTGAATGTCACGTCGATTTGGACCTAGAAGGGTTCGAGGACATGGGTGAAGACGGTGAACCCACAGGAATTAAGCTTCCATATGTGGTTACTATCTCTCAAGATAACGGTCAGATACTCTCGATTCGCAGAAATTACCGCGAAGAAGACCCCAATAAGGCAAAAATCCAGTATTTCGTGCATTACAAGTTCTTACCGGGCTTTGGGTTCTATGGTTTGGGCTTAATTCATACAATTGGCGGTCTATCGCGGACCGCGACTGCTGCTTTGCGTCAATTGATTGATGCAGGGACGCTTTCCAACCTCCCAGCAGGCTTCAAAGCTCGCGGACTACGGATCAGGGACGATGACGAGCCCTTACAACCGGGCGAGTTTAGGGATGTAGACGCTCCGGGCGGTGCGATACGCGATAGTTTAATGCCTTTGCCGTTCAAGGGGCCCGATGGGACTTTGTTCAACCTTCTTGGCTTTGTTGTTGACGCGGGAAGACGATTTGCAACAATCACAGACTTGAAGGTCGGGGACGGCAATCAACAAGCGGCAGTTGGTACGACAATTGCCATGATGGAACAAGGCTCTCGGGTGATGAGTGCGGTGCATAAACGCCTGCATTACGCGATGAAGCTTGAGTTTAAGCTTTTGTCCAGAGTTATGGCTGAAAGCCTGCCTCCTGTTTACCCGTACTCTATTGAGGGAGTTGATTCGGCGGTAAAGGCACAGGACTTTGACGAGCGTATAGATGTTATTCCTGTATCTAACCCGAATGTGTTTTCACAAGCTCAAAGGATTGCTCTCGCTCAAACCAAAATGCAATTGGCTTCGCAAGCTCCACAGATACACAACATGTATGAGGTCTATCGGGATATGTACGAAGCCTTGGGTGTACGGGATATTGATAAGTATCTAATGAACGAGCAAGCCCAGCAGCCTACGCCGAAGGACCCGGCTCAGGAAAACCAAGAGGCTCTTGACGGCAAGAAAATGCAGGCATTCCCAGGTCAGAACCATGAGGCACATATCATGGCACACCTCGTTATGGCGGGTTCCCCACTTGTGTCTGCAAATCCGATGGTTGCCGTAAACCTTCAAAAACATGTTTTCCAACATGTGCAGATTGATGCGGTAGAGCGGGCCATGCAGGAAGCGGGCCTTGAGGGCCAGCAGCAGGTGCCGCCAGAAGTTCAGATGCAGATTGACGCTCTTGCCGCTACTTATATGGCAGAAGGCATGAAAGCCGTGCAGGACATGGGTCGCCAGCTTTCTGGCAGTGCTCAACCAGACCCTGTAGTGGCATTGAAGCAACAGGAATTGCAGCTTGACGCATTGGCAGAGCAGAACGACAAGGAACGGGAAGAGCGTGAGCTCAATCTCAAGCAGGCTCAAATGATGGATAAATCACGTCAGTTTGACGAGCGGATAAGAAGTCAAGAGGAGCAAACAGCAGCTAGAATACAGGCTGCATTGGAAAGAGAGCGCATGAAAGACAGGAGTGTACAATGAGTGCAGTAAAAATTGTTACTAATACCCCAAAAAATGCCCCCAAACCAGAGGCAACAGGTGGTATAAAGGAAGTGAAGGTGCCCACAGGCATGGGTATTTCTGTGGCTCGCGGGATGGGCGCGGCTAAAAAAGGAGGCAGCTATCATAGCTGCAAATAAATAAGAAGGGGCTGAGAGGATGGACTATAAGTGGATCCTATATCGGCTATTGGAGTGGCACAAGCGGCTTATACCGCTATTTGCGCTGGGTTTAAACACGGTCGCGAACTCGAGTCTATGGCGAAAGACGTTGGACGCTGGATGGGCGCGATTAACGACGTTAAGTCAGCGCATGAGGACGCTAAAAGAAAAAAGTTTGGATCAGTTGAAGAAGAGGCTTTGCAAACATATGCCGCGTTAAAAAAAGCGGAAAAGATGGAAGCTGAGTTAAAAAACTTCTTGATTGCAAATTATGGATTTAATGCTTGGAACGATGTACTTCGGATTCAAGGAGAATTAAGAAAGGCAAGATTAGCCGAAAAGCGTCGCCGAGAAAAACAAATTGAAGATGCTATGACTTATATTAGTATAGTTATTCTTACAGGTTTGATTGGCGGGCTGTTGTTTTTTATAGGCTACTTGATTTTTGGAACATGAGTGCAGAAGACGTAGCAAGAAAGCTTTTAGAGCTTAAAATACTGCCAAGATTTATGATGTTGTGTATGACAGGTGTGTACATTAGATGCATAGAATGGGCACTTTCACAGCCGGATTTAACAACTCAGCAGGCTTCGCTAATTTCAGTCGTCACGGGGGCCATGACAGGCTCGCTGGCAGTCTGGTTAAATTCTGAGAAGGGCTAATGCCTAGAGTTAATGAAAATACAGAGGTAGCACTTCCTCTTCGTAATATTATCAGCATGGTTGTGGCAGCTAGTTTGGCAACCTTTGCCTATTTTTCGATTATCGAAAGATTGAATACAATCGAGACTAACATCACAATGATGAACTCCGACCTCGAACAGAACACGGAGTTTAGAATTAAGTGGCCTCGTGGGGAGATGGGCAGCTTACCCGCAGATTCTGAGCAATTCATGCTGATTGAGCATCTAGCCACTGAGTTAGAAAAACTACAAAATGAAATTGAGGGCGGCAAAGCTCCGTATGATCAGCAGCAGAAATTGACACTAGAGTTCTACGAAAAACGAATTGGAAACCTTGAGAAAAATTTAGAAAAGATGCGAAACGGTGGTTGAGTTAACTTTTGTTTTATTGCTGGTCATGGGCGGAGAAAAAGTAGAGTACACTCCGTACAAATCACTTGGAGAGTGCTTGTCTGTGCGCCGCAAGATAAAGCGTAATGTAGGACACACCAATAACTTTGACCAAAAATGGTCTTGCAAAGAACTCAAAGTAATGGTTTTAAACGGGGAAATTTTAGATTTTATCGAGGAGTGATTTATGTTTCAAGCTCTTATTGGGCCCATTGCATCGTTGGCAAGCTCTGTTGTTGAGGGGCAAATATCCAAGCAAAAGGCGAAAGCAACTCTTGCACAAACTGAGGCAGAAACGAAAGCTGAGATAATGAAAACCGCAGCTACCCACGACAGTAAGTGGGAGTTGATTATGGCTGAGTCTACAAAATCGTCCATCAAGGATGAAATAGTCACGGTGATTATACTAATCCCCTTAATTTTAGTTTTCATCCCAGGGATGGAACAAATTGTTAAAAATGGTTTTGACCGTTTGAATGAATTGCCAGAGTGGTATACCTATTTAGTTTTCCTTACAATTTCTGCAGCATTAGGGATTAAAGGAGTAGACAAGTTTAGGAAGAAATAGTAAAAATCCTATATGAATGAGATAAATCTCGCACAATATATTCTGAAGCTTACAAAAGACAAGAAAGAACAGGTAACTGAACTTCTTGTCAACAACGGCGTAAAGGATATGGAACACTACAGGCAGTTGATGGGAAACCTAGACGGCCTGCAATATGTCGAACAGGAACTCAAGAGCCTGCTAGAAAAACAGGAGCTAATAGATGACTGATACAGTCGAATCGACTAACGGCGATGCGCCGTCAACCCCTTGGGTACACCCTAATGAGCGTGTATTAGACCCCTCAAAAATAGATAAATCACTTATGGATAGAATGCCGGACCCCACAGGTTGGCGGATACTTGTTTTGCCTTACAAAGGTAAAGGAATGACTGAGGGAGGTATTTTTCTCCCTGATCAAGTGATTGCTGGCCAAGAAGTTTCCACACAAGTGGGATATGTTCTTAAAGTTGGGCCTCTAGCCTATGAAGACAAAGTCAAATTTCCTACTGGCATGTGGTGTCGGAAAGGGGATTGGGTAATCTTTGCTAGGTATGCAGGGTCTCGGTTTAAGATCGAGGGCGGTGAGGTAAGGATTCTTAACGATGATGAAATATTGGCTAAGATTTCCGACCCTGACGATATTTTACATGCTTGAGGAGTATCATGGAAAATCAAGAAAATAAAAAAGTCGAAGAGACTTTAGACACAGAACCTCGCGAAGAGGCTGTGGAAGTTGAATTAGAGGCAGAAGTTTCAGAGGGATCCCCTGCAATTGAAGTTGCGGAAGAGTCTGAAGTTACTGAAGAAAAGCCTAAATCAGATTCTAAAAAACGTATTGATCGTTTGACCAAATTGCGTAGAGAGGCGGAAAGACGGGAACAAGACGCATTAAGATACGCAGAGGGGGCTAAAAGAGAACTTGAAGAAATGAGAACTCGTATGCAAAACCTTGACCAAGGTTATGTGCAAGAGTTTTCAGGCCGTGTAGACGCTGAATTGGGTCAAGTGAAAAAAGAACTGCAGCAAGCTATGTCAATTGGTGATAGTGAAGCTGCGGTGGAGGCTCAAGAAAAACTTGCTAAGTTAAGTTTAGCCGCGCAACAGGCCCGTCAAGCACAAATACAACAAGAGCGTCGTCAACAACGACCCGCTGAACAAAGCGAACAGCAGGCCGCCCCACAACCTCAAGCCGCACCTGCGGCTGACCCAAAAGCTGAGAAATGGGCAGAAAGAAATGAGTGGTTTGGGTCGGACAATACCATGACGTATGCGGCATTTGGTATTCATAAGGAATTAGTAGAGAATGAAGGGTTTGACCCGAGCTCAGATGAGTACTATAATGAATTAGACAAGCGAATTGCGGAAGAGTTTCCTCATAAGCTTGGAAAGAACAGTACGCAGAGTAACCGCCCCGTCCAGACAGTGGCCTCTGCTTCTAGGACTGCTAAATCGTCTGGACCCACGAAGGTGAAATTAACACCTTCTCAAGTTGCTATTGCAAAGAAATTGGGTGTTCCACTCGAAGACTACGCAAAGCAAGTTGCAATGCTAGGAAGGAGCTAATCATGGCCGAAATTCAAGTTACAAAGAACGCAGGCATTGATAGAAGCTCTCGTGCTAGTAAGACAAGGGAGAAAGAGACACGGCGTAAGCCTTGGGCTCCCCCGTCTATGCTAGACGCACCACCTGCGCCCGATGGGTTTAAACATCGTTGGGTTAGGGCCGAAGTTCGTGGATTTGACGATACGAAAAATATTTCTGGTCGTCTGCGCGAAGGATACGAACTGGTCCGAGCTGACGAATACCCAGATTTCGAGGCACCCGTCGTTGAATCAGGTAAATATGCTGGTGTGTTTGGAGTTGGCGGATTAGTTCTCGCTCGTATTCCGTTGGAAACGGTAGCCGAAAGACAAGCCTACTTTGACGGTAGGACTAAAGATCAGATGGATGCCGTGGACCACGATATGATGAGAGAAAATTCTCACTCTACAATGAGGATCAGCAACGCTGATCGTCAGTCGCGTGTAACCTTTGGTGGTCCTAAAAATTAGGACTTTTGATTGGAGTAGAAAATGGCAAACCAAGATACCGCTTTTGGTCTGCGTCCAATTGGGCTAACAGGTTCAGGTGCAAACACTACTGGTGTGACTCAATATGAGATCGCATCGAACAACACCAATGCTATCTACCAGAACTCGCCAGTAATTCCACTGGCGGCTGGTGTGATCGACATTGTTGGTGCAGCAAACGGTGGTACTGTTCCTGCTCTTGGGGTCCTGATGGGCGTTGAGTACGTTGATGACACTTCTAAGAAGACTGTCTTCAAAAATTATTGGCCTGGTTCCAATAATGTTAGCGTCGATACAAACTTTCCTGTGAAAGCTTTTGTAGCAGACAACCCTAACCAGTTGTTTATGATTGCCGCAGACGGCACTTCAACTGATCGTGCAACTGCTTTGACAAACATTTTTGCTAATGTTTCTCTGGCAAACGGAACTTCTGGTTCAACCGATACTGGTCGTTCTACTGCTGAAATGGATATTTCAACAGTTGCAACCACAGCCACATTATTCATGCGTGTGATGGGCCTTACAGGCGATGACGCGAATCTTGATTACGATGCGGCGGGAGTGAACTACATTGTTCGCTTTAATTTCCATCATAATGCTCCATGCTCTAGCTCTGATTCTCAGACTACAGCGGCAAGCACTGGCATATAAGGGGGACATAGATAATGGCTATTTCTCGCGCACAACTAGCTAAAGAGCTAGAGCCAGGTTTGAACGCACTGTTCGGTCTGGAATATACTCGCTACGAGAATGAACATGCTGAGATTTTTGAAGAAGAATCATCAGATCGGGCATTCGAGGAAGAGGTGATGTTGGGTGGATTTTCCACAGCACCCGTCAAAGGTGAAGGCGCAGCCATCACATTTGATGACGCTCAGGAAACCTACACAGCACGTTACACACACGAGACAATCGCTCTGGCCTTCTCAATTACTGAGGAAGCTATCGAAGATAATCTTTATGATCGTCTGGCGTCTCGTTACACCAAAGCTTTGGCTCGCTCAATGGCGCAGACAAAGCAGATTAAGGCTGCTTCTATTCTAAACAATGCGTTTAGCACAAGCAGCCCAGTCGGTGATGGTGCGGCACTGTGTTCTTCTGCACACCCTTCACTGTCCGGCAACCAGCGTAACTTGCTAACCACAGCCGCTGACCTCAATGAGACTTCTCTTGAGCAGATGCTGATTGACATTGCAAGCTTCACTGATGAACGTGGCCTGAAGGTTGCTGTTCGTGGCACAAAGTTAATCATTCCAAAAGAACTGCAATTTATTGCAGAGCGAGTGCTTAACTCAAACTTGCGCCCCGGCACAGCCGACAATGATGCAAATGCAATGAAGAGCATGGGCATGATTCCAGAAGGTGCAGTGGTTAACCACTTCTTGACTGACACAGATGCGTTTTTCATTAAAACTGACGCACCTAACGGTTTCAAGATGTTCAATCGCTCACCTATCAAAACTGCTATGGAAGGCGATTTTGATACAGGTAACATGCGCTTTAAAGCTCGTGAGCGTTACAGCTTTGGCGTATCAGACTGGCGTTGTGTCTTTGGCACACCCGGTGCATAAAACAGTTTCATGTGAAACATTTAAGGGCGGCTTCCATGCCGCCCTTTTTTAATGTATAATTATTTATCCCTGACAGCCGCATGGTGTGGCTGACACTAGCCGAGACAGGAGATTAAATTGGCTAATACTACTTTTAACGGTCCCGTCCGTTCAGAAAACGGTTTTAAAACAATCATCAAAAATAGCACAACTGGTGCTCTTACTAACGAAATGACTTTGTCAACTTATACAGCAACAATCACCGTTGCTGCTACAGGCACTTCACATAAAGAAGCCTCAATTGGCATTCCTTCAAATTTCATTCCAATGGGCGTTGCTATTACAGTTACAGGTGCCGCAGCAAATGCTGTAAACTTGGTTGATATTGGAACAGATGCAGACACAGATGGTTTTGTGGATGGAATTACTGTTGCTATCAACTCAACAGGCTTCAAGGGTTTCTTCCCTTGTAACGGTGTTCTTGGCATGTCTGGTGGAGCAACTACAGCCGCCACAGAGACAGCCGATGAAGTTGAGGTTGTAATTTCTGGCGCAGCAGGTGCGGGTTGCGTATTATCTCTGAAGTTCTTTGGTATTGCTTCTGATTCACCAACTGCCTAATAGGAGTATTCAATGGCTGATTCTGATGTAAAATCAAAACGGATGACGGCTACAGGCTCCTTGGCTGTTGGCCCTGCCCGTATTCGTCAGATACAGTTGAAGACAGCGTCTGGGACGCCTCGTCTTACTATCACTGATGCCAGTGGTGGTTCGACAGTTTTAGACTTGGACTTTAACGCATCTACGACTCACTCCGTAAACATTCCCGCAGAAGGCATTCGTGTGAGCGATATTTTTGTAAGCA